CGCAGACCTTGAAAACTCGTTGAAAATTGTTAAGTCTGGTGGTATAATTCTAGGTGACGATTACAAATGGGGGAAGCGTTATGGCAAGCCTGGCGTGACTCAAGCTGTAAAAGAATTTGTAGAGAAACACAATTTAAAAATCAAACAGCATGGTATTGTGCAGTTTGAGATAAGGGTACCATAATGCATCCATCTTCCAGAGTGAATATGCAGCGAGCCAGAGATCTTCTTGGCAAGCGACTCGAAAAGGGTATCAACATTCTTGATGTTGGTGGCCGTGATATCAAACCTAACCAAGACAGATCATATCGTGAAATGTTTAAAGATGTGGTAAACGAATACTACATTGCAGACATTCAAACTGGTCCTAATGTCACTCATCTAATGAAAGGTGAGTACGAACTACCATTTGAAGATAACAGTGTTGATCTTGTAGTGTCTGGTCAAACACTAGAGCACGTGAAGAATCCATTTCGTCTTACAATTGAAATGACGCGTGTACTGAAACCAGGAGGGTTCATTATTCTTATTGCACCTTCGTCTGGTAAACGTCACGACTTCAGAGATTGTTGGAGGTTCATGGATGACGCGTTTGCTGCTATTGCAGAAGAAGCTGAACTAGAAACCGTTGCCGATTATGTTGATCGTAAAGCGCCAGACGAGAGATCTCGTCGTTGGAATGATCATGTATTTGTAGGACGTAAACCTGAATGAAGGCTTTTGTCATAACAATCCCAGACCATGAAGTCTCACAGAATGCTGCTAAGGTTTGTATTGAAAGCAGTAAAGAGTGGCAGAACGACTTCGATGTAGAAATCTTTGATGCTGTTACTCCTCGACAGAATAGCAAGCTGATGAGAGACTACAGAACCCAATGGAACTATCCATGGGAAGGTGAAGTGTTTGATTTTCAAACTGGATTGAAAAAGACAGCCTACGAAACCAAGAATAGAGAAGCAAGGATCTCTTGTGCACTGAGTCACTATACTCTATGGAAGGAATGTGCATATGGACAAGAAGCATTCTTAATCTTAGAGCACGATGCTAAGTTCACTCGTAATCTTTCTAGGCATTTGGATTATATCAAAGAAAGTAAATACACGATTGTGGGGATCAACAATCCCAGATTTGCTACTAGAAAGTCTCAGCTGTACTGGCAGATGATTAAAGATAGAGGACAACCTATTCAACCAGTCCCAGCTATTGACTCATATGAGGTGCCTCAAGGCCTTGCCGGAAACTCAGCATATATAATTAAGCCAAAAGGAGCTAATCAAATGCTCAAGTTGGTAGAGAGTCATGGATTATGGCCAAACGATGCTCTAATGTGTAGACAGCTCATTACCACACTTGGTGTGACTAGGACATTCTATACAGAAGTACAAGGGACACCTTCAACTACGACGAGATAATTATGAAAGCATTTGTTATTGCAATTGAAAATCATCAAGGCTCACAACAGGTAGCCAATCGATGTATTAAGTCAGCTGAACCTAAAGGCATCAAGGTGGAGAAGTGGAAAGCTACAACTCCAGCAGATATGCCTATTGATCAATTAATGGAAGCTGGAGTTAATGTTGCTGGTCTCCACGAGTTGTATTCAAGGATTGCAAACTGTGCAGCTGCATTCCATTCTCACTTTTCATTGTGGAACCATTGTCTTGACATAAACGAAGAGGTAATGATTCTAGAACATGATGCATACTTTGTTGCAGATGTGCCTGGTATGTTATATTTTAATAAGTGTGTATCCTTAGGTAAGCCTTCATATGGTAAGTTTAAACTTCCAGATGCACTTGGTGTCCGTCCTCTGTTCTCAAAAGGATACTTTCCAGGTGCTCATGCATACATTGTAAAGCCAGCAGCTGCTCAGGCATTCATTGATCAAGCAAAGGTATTTGCAAGACCTACAGATGTATTCTTGAACAGAGAGGCGTTCCCATGGCTCGAAGAATATTATCCATGGCCAGTAGAAGCTCGAGATAGTTTTACTACTATCCAGAATGTAAATGGTTGTGTAGCTAAACATAATTATGGAGAGACATATCGTGTCGAAGAAGTATCCTAGAGCCTTTCTCACAGGTTGTGATGAAGATCACGCATGGATGTTGCCATGGTTTATGGAGAACTATAAAAAGCACAATGACACTCCAATTGTGTTTGCAGACTTCGGTTGTAGTGAAGAAACACTCAAGTGGGTTGAAGGACAATTCCACGCTATTGTGAAGTTCAAGAATAATGATCTCAAAGGTTGGTTTATGAAGCCTCTAGCTATGGCAACAGCTCCAATTGTAGAGACAGTGTGGATTGATACAGATTGTGAAGTGCATACAGACATCTCAGATATTTTTAAATTAATTAAAAATGAAAAATTACTAATGGCAGAAGACAAGCCATGGTCTTGGAGACGTAAAGAGACATGGCATAACTCTGGTGTAGTGGGTTTTCGAAATACACCTCAAATTCTCAGAGCTTGGCTAGAGCAAGTTAAAGCAGATCCAAAAGTTGGAGATCAAGAGGTGCTTCATAGTATGTTGAATCCTATATCAAGAATGACATACATTGAGGATCTGCCACAAGAATATAACTGGTTGAGACTGCAGTTAGTAGATGGTATAGATAGCCCCGACAGAAAGATAACACATTGGACAGGACCAAAAGGTAAGGATCATATTAGGAGTTTGATGAATGGCTAAGACAGTTCATATTATTGGTAATGGTGATTGGGTACATTTGTACACAAGGAAAGAACGCAAGGGAATGAACATTACTTGCAATCTAGCTCCTTTTCCATATCCAAAGAACCACTATGCAACTTGTATGGTTGATTTTAAATTTATGAGAGCTTTGCAAGAAGGATCGGTACAATGTCCTGGTGAATGGGTACTTGGTTTCAGACCTAAGATCCATATGGAAAAGAATCCTAACTTTTACATGAAGCATTCACATCAGATTAAAGAGTTCTACACAGAACTACCTAAGTACGCTGGTAACTATACAAACTTTAATTGTGGCCATATGGCTGTGCACTATGCAGCCAATAAGTTGAAAGCTGAAAGAATCCATATGTATGGATTCGATTCTATATTTGATTTCAATCTAAGAAGTGTATCGGACTTCATTCTTAACTCTGATAGAGAGAACATGAACACAAACAGACTGGCAAACAATTGGAGACCAATCTGGACTGAGATGTTCAAAGAGTTCAAAGACACAGAGTTTGTTCTCCATCACATTCACGATGAGTTCAAGATCAAAGTTTCAGATAACGTCCGCGCAGAAGTTTATTCTAAGAAAAAATAACTGTTGACTTATTTCTCAATTGGGCTGATAATATATCTAACAATTGAGGAGTAAGTTATGTCATATCGCTACGAAGTTCTGGAAGAGGTTCTTATCTCTGTCGCCAAAGATTTCTCTGATGAGAACATGCTGGTTCAGCTGCAACGTCTCACATCTGATGAGATGGACAAGCTCAAGTCACTGTTCAAAGCAGCAGAGGTAATCGAAGATTGCCGAGGTCCTAATCCTTTTGAGGACGTAGCATGATCTACGATCCTTCACTCAAATGGTCATGGAGTGCTGGTGAGACTACCAGCCCTTCATTCACTAGCTTCAAACAGATGAAGAAGCACTTCATTCAGAACAAACCTAACTCAGCTGATACAATCGCTGTTAGGATTGGTGATCGTTTGTGGGCTTTCTATGATCTTGATTTCAATCAAGTGCAAGCCTCAAACAACATCGTGGATAAATACTTTTACGGAGCAATGGTATGATATACGTCGAAGGTGGATCTAAGCGTCAACGTGAGATTGTAGAAGAAGCAGCATACTTTGCTTGGAACTTTTTGATGCCTCGGATTCGTAAATGTGAGGTAAACATTAGTTTGCAGAAGGTCAAGAAGGCTGAGGGATATTGTCTTGAAGCTGATGACCGTGAATTTGAAATTGAGATTAGTAAGAAGTTGATGGGGGATGATCTTCTTACTTGTGTGTTCCACGAGATGGTTCATGTAAAGCAAGGCGTTCGTAAAGAATGGCAGTTTAATGAAATAGCTTACAAGACCCAAGATGAGTACTTGAATCTACCTTGGGAGATTGAGGCTTATCATATGCAAGAGGTTATGTTAGAAGCATGGAAAAAAAAGTAAGACATCAAACAGATAAAGAAGCCGAATACTATCGTGGTATGGTTGTTGCACAAGGTGACGAGATTGAACTCTTACGGCGTAATGTAAGAGAACTACAAGGTTGCCTACAAGGAGCCTATCGTCGTATCGGTGAGTTGCGAGAAGCATTAGACACAGAAGTAGAGGAGAATAAAAAATGGCGAGAGTTGCCAGCATCGCGGCATTAGCATCAGGACTAATGCTAGCGTCATGTAATTATGCAGTGGCGCAAGATATTCAAGATCATTTCAAGACAGTGATTCAACAGAAACCATATACTGTTGAAGTCTGTCGAGATGAACGAGTCTCTGGTGATAAGACTGGAGATACTTTAAAGGGTGCTATCTTAGGTGGCATCATTGGAAACAATGTAGGTAATATTGATAATGGAGGTGCTCTTGGAGCCGTACTTGGTGGTATGCTTGGTCATTCAAATAGTAACGCTAGTGGTGGTACTAAGAGAGTGTGCAATACTGAAACACGTTATAACGAATCCGAAAGAACAATCTACAGCCACTCAACAATAACTTTTGAATTCGAAGGTAAGACATACACTTTGAGGTTCAAGAAGAGATAATGTGGAAAGTGTATTCAAAGTCTGGTTGTATCTTTTGTGATGCAGCCATGGAACTTTTGAATGAAAAGAACATTGAGTTCGAAGAGATCAAAGTTCCAGGGAATGAAGAAGCAATGGAACTGTTCAAGACAAACAGTTTCAAAACCGTACCGCAGATCTTTACTGACAAAGATGTATATGTTGGAGGATATCAAGACCTGAAAGCGTCTATTGGCGAATGGCCAGACAATCCGCTAGAAGTAAAAATGTTTTAAAAAAATCATTTTTTCTGTTGCCTTTTGGGTGAAAGTATCAGATAATATATACATGGTTAGAAATGAGGAGCAAGCAATGACCTATTTTATGACAGATGGACTTCGCGCACACATCAATGCTCAGCGTGCTGAGGCTGAGGAGTTTTCCAAGCAGCCTGGTTGCTGGATGGGCAAGATGGTCGATCCCGACGACACCGAGTATTGGTCGGAGCGTGTTCCGTCTGGTACTCTTCGTGAGTTCCTTCGCATCGAGCTTATTGAAGATGCGTACTATCTGACTGCTGATGTGATCAGCAAGTCGTACGCTCGTCAGCTCGAGTTTCACAATTGGACCGATGAGAAGATTCTTGCTCATATTGAGCGGGTCTCTCTGATGGCTAAGCGTGAGCGTGAGCTTGAAGAGCAACAAAAAGCAGACGATGAGGCTCGTCTTGATAAGCTCGCTGCTGATATGCGAGTTGATCGCGAGACCCTTGATCGTTGGATGGAGGCAGCATAATGCAAAACGATATGGAAACATATATCCAGGCACTCCGCCGTCACGATTGGTACTACGAGTGGTCTGATGACCCAGGCGTGTACCGTCGTGGTTCAGCTGAGAGAGATTCTCTTAGACGTCTACGTGATCAATTGGATGAAGGCTATTCAGTCTGGAACCAATACGCACCAGAGATGTTCAAAGTGAACTCAGCTGAGACTCTTTATGGCTGACCTGGTTCAAGAGATACAAGGAGCGCTGCCGCTGCTCCTCCAGCTCCTCATTATAGTAGCAGCTGGCGCGCTTCTTGTAGGTTTTTTTCTTTCAATCATTAACTTTATGGTAAAACATTCTGTCGCAATCGTACTAGGAATTGGATTATTCTTAGCTTGGCAACACGGAGTATTCGCATGACCGAAGAACAATATCAAGAGAAAGCATTTGCTATTCTTCAATGGATGAACAGAAACAAAGACATTGAATGGTGTCAGACTGTTGGTCAAGTGTGGATGTCAAGTTTATTACGAATGGTTCCGTAGCTCAACTGGATAGAGCAGCAGACTTCTAATCTGCAGGTTGAGGGTTCGAGTCCTTCCGGAATCGCCAAATGCGAGCGTGGTGGAATTGGTAGACACACAAGACTTAAAATCTTGAGGCCATAGGCCGTGGGGGTTCGAGTCCCCCCGCTCGTACCAAATTGGGAGCAAACAAATGAAAAGAGCTAAACGTATTCACAAGAGCGAGGCAGCACGAAAGAAAAGAAGAACGGTTAAGGATATCATCTTCAAACGAACTATGAACTTCTATGCGAAGATGAGAAAGAAAAGGCGTACCCGGACTGCCTAGCAATTGCTGAAATCCGGAGCATCCAGAACTAATACACTGGCTCTGCTTTACTTCGAAGGTTGGTCGCTCAATAGACTCATGCACGCCAACGGTAAGTGTGCACGGGAGAGCAATTACAGCTCTCCCACCTTTACGGAGTGTAGCGCAGCCTGGTAGCGCATCTGGTTTGGGACCAGAGGGTCGGGGGTTCGAATCCCTCCACTCCGACCAACAGGGATAAATAAGACATGAAAAAAGATCTAATACTTGGTGATTATTTGGTGATATGTCCTCTTGCATATGTCATCTCACAATCTATTCTCTACGGAGGTATCATGTGGGGGATTGTAGCATTTGTTATGTTCAATCACTACGCAATACGAAGGAGTACATGGGATGAGTGATGACATCTTTGACTTTGGTTTCACTGCAGTTGACGAAACAGAATTGAAAGCAGTCCAAGAAGCTACTCAAAAAGTAGAAACCGTTTCCAGCACAGCAACCGTTACACAAGATAAATTAGATAAATTGTATAATGCGATTGTTCCTCTACTAAATAATCTAAAGAAGAATCCAGAGAAAGAATATATCCTGTGGCCCAACAGGATTGAAAAAGTAGAACAATTCGAAGATCATTTGTATAAGATTTATTCATCATAATGCAGGACACAGCTGAGGACCTAGTTTGGAGATCTATCGCCCCAGAACATCTCTGGGTGATGGACAAACTAATTTTAGCACGCAAATTAGGTTACAACTGTGGACCTGTTGGACTAGATGTTCCCCAACCAGGATGGTATATTGTTCGCCCTTGTGTTAACATGCAAGGTATGGGTCTGGGCGCCCAAAAGGTTTGGATTGAAAAAGAAACATCTCATCTCCCAATTGGATACTTTTGGTGTGAGTTCTTTACAGGCAGACACTTTAGTGTAGACTATGCGTATGGCTTACCTAAACTGACTGTTGAAGGATTTAAACGAGAAGACACATTTATGGAATGGGACAAGTGGGCCAAGGTAGATGACTGGCCGGCTATCGAATGTTGTTTACATTTTCCAAAAATATTAGATGAGTTTATTCACTGGCCCATTGTCAATTGTGAATTTATTGGCGGTAAGCTCATTGAAGTTCATTTCAGACAAAATGAAGACTTCACAGAAGGAATGACAGAATTCATTCCAGTGTGGGAAGGTCAGAGCACCGAACCCCCAGAAGGCTACACTTACCGACCATATCCTGAACAACATAGAATTGGTGCATTTGTAAAATAACTGTTGACTTTATTTTCATTTGCCCTGATAATCTTTATATTGTTAATTTGAGGAGTGACCTATGTCTAAGTATATCATCACTAAAAATATGACTACCGAACAGCGCCTTGCTGCTATCAGAAAGGCTGCTAATAAATTCAACAAGAAGATGAAGCGTAATGCTCGTGTTCGTCGTACCGAAACTTCTTTTATGGACAAGTATGCTGAGGGTGAGAACATCAATCACTATACTGATGCGCCGAAGTATCTCGATGAGCATTATGGTGATCGAGTCCGTGAAGCTAACGCCTACGATAACGATTGGAACTAATCGTGAGTGGGCATCTTACAGGCGTTGAGTGGCAGTTCAAGTATTCATATCTATTTCAGATAGAACAATTTCAAAGTAGAGAGCTGACCGAAGAAGAACGCACTGTAATGGAATGGATGAAAAAACAAGTTGAATTGCTTCGGGAGAAAGAAAACCAATGACAATGCATCTAGTGCGTGGTATGACTACCACATCAACTCGTAGACGCAAGTCTAAGAAGCCAAACCAAAGTCAGCTAGCTGCTCAAGCAAAGCATGATAAGTGGTTGCGCAAGATGGGTGTTCACCCAGATCAACTCAAGACAAAGGAGAAGTCTAGTGTCCATAGTGTCCCGAACTATTCAGACGACCGTCCAAAGATCAAAACGTCGGACGTCATCTGTGCCATCGCTCCAAAGAAGAAGCGAAACGAATACACAGGCGACTACATTGTCGGTATCGCAACCATGCACAAATCAAACCTTGTTCCAGTGGGCAGAGGCGACGATGTCAAAGCCTATGCAAAAATGAGGCGTTGACCTTTTCTCAAAAATATGGGATAATGGTACATACAATGAGAGGAGACACTATGGCTATCACACATCGAGACGTTGGTCGTTTGATTATCCTATCGGGTAAGACTCGTCATGGAAAGAACCGTATCAACGAACATGGTGAGCGTTGGAAGATAAGAGAAATTTCTACATTCTTAGGTCGGCCTGCAGTTCATGTTGAGTCTATGAATGAGACATTCTCTATCAGAACTCGTGACGCTGATAAGACTGATGAGTGGACTACGAAGAAAGTCAAGGACACTCGTTGGGTCCATCTTCGTGACGACGAAAACTTTGTTTTGGAGGAGCTGGTATGAATCGTAAAAAGATCAGAATGCAACAGTTGGCTGACAACCCTGTTAAGAAACGTCGTAAGCGCAAGCCTATGACGGAGGAGCAGAAGAAGGCTGCTGCAGAGCGACTTGCTAAGGCGCGTGCAGCTAAACAAAAGTCTTCTTCTGGTCCTAAGAATGTACACGAGTCTGTACTTTCGAAGCCTGATGATAATTTGTTCTCACTCAAAAATGTTCGTGAGTGGATAAAGTACAACAAGGAACTTCGTACAGAAGAGAAGCGAGCTGCTCGTGCTAATGTCAAAGGTGCGGAAGCTAGACTTGCTTCAATCGAAGGATACATTCGCAACATGGAACACTACCTGCGCACAGGCGATTGGGTTGATTCGTTCTATGGCAAAGACCAGAACAACAAGATCCGTTGGAAGGTCTGGGCAATGGGATACCACTTTGAAGGTCCTATGAAAGGTATGCCTAAGCGAGACGTTGGAGTTCTCTATCCAGACGTGGGTGTCTGGACTCAAGAGATGCACGACGACTACTATGGTGTGCAACAAATTGAACATAAGCCTAAGCGCAGAAGGAAAAGAAAATGAGTTTCGAGTGGCCTAAGATGTACAAAGTCGATGAATGGGTTGAACGTGAAGTCACCGATGCCGTATACGAATATGTGTTTGAATATTATGGTGTCGATGAGGTCACAGAACTCTCCCCAGAGCAGATCAATGAGGTAGAAGGATTCCGTGATGGAATCTCAGACTACTCTCCAATGCAATGGGGATTCACAAATCTAATCAACGCATGGGAATCTGAAACTTGGGAAGAACAAAATGCCAGTTGAGGAACAATTTTTAACTAAATCAAAGTTTGCAAAGTTAGTTGAGCAAACTGTCATTGAGTTGAAGTTGTCATATATGGATGCAGTTCTTCACCTATGCGAGGAAAATGGAATCGAGCCGGAGGACTGTCGTAAGTTCATTTCTCCGACGATAAAGGGCAAGATAGAAGCCGAAGCAATGCAATTGAATTTTTTACCAAGGACCAATAGTCTTGACTCAGCTTTTTTCGAATAAACGCCTATATAATATAGATACCTATGTAGCCCAGTTGGGTAAAATAGTGTATAATATACTTCAGTTAATATTACAGCAATACAAGGAAACATACATATGTCATTTCAAAATCTAAAACGCAACCGCGATCAAATCTCCAAACTCGTACAAGCAGCTGAGAATGCAGGAGGTGGTAACACCGAACGCAAGAGCTATGATGACGAGCGCATCTGGAAACCTACAGTTGACAAGGCAGGCAATGGTTATGCCGTCCTTCGATTCCTCCCAGCAGCAGAAGGTCAGGATCTTCCCTGGGCTCGTTATTGGGATCATGCCTTTAAAGGTCCTACCGGCCTTTGGTATATCGAGAACAGCCTTACGTCGATTGGTCAAGCCGATCCAGTTGGTGAGATGAACTCTCGGTTGTGGAATACAGGTATTGACTCGGACAAAGACAAAGCTCGTTCACAGAAGCGTAGGCTGCATTATGTGACGAACGTCCTCGTCGTTCAAGATCCATCTAACCCTGCCAATGAGGGCAAAGTGTTCCTCTATAAGTTTGGTAAGAAGATCTTTGATAAGATCATGGATGTGATGCAGCCTCAGTTTGCAGATGAGCAACCAGTCAATCCTTTCGACTTCTGGGAAGGTGCAGACTTTAAATTGAAAATCCGAAACGTTGAAGGATATCGTAATTATGATAAGTCAGAGTTTGCAAGCCCATCTGGTCTCTATGATGGAGACGAATCCAAGCTGGAAGGACTCTATAACCAACTACATAACCTCGGTGAGTTCACCGACCCGTCCAACTACAAGACGTACGACGAACTCAAGCAAAAGCTGATGCGTGTACTTGGTGAAGAATCTACTGCAGGTGCCTATACGGTACGAGAAGAAGCTAAGATCAATGAACCAGCACCTGCACCTCAGGCTCCAGTAACGGCAGAGGAGATGAATGTATCGAACGATGATGATACGATGTCTTACTTTGCACGTCTGGCAAATGAGGACTAAGAATAAGGTCAGCCAACCCATCAGGCCTTGTCGCTGAATAAGATTCGGACGAAAGTTGGTATAACTGAAAGGAGAGACTACTCCGGTAGTCGGGAAGAGGGGACCAGACCGAAGGCAGGTCCCCTCTTTTTTTATCGTGGTGAAGTGGCTAACATATTCATGCTGCCGTCATCAACAGCACCACCATTGTTCATCATAAGAGCTTGAGGTGCAGTGTTAGTGATTGTTGTATTACCATTACCAAACACAATACTTTTATCAGCACTGGATGCAGCTGGTGCATCAACAATAGGTTCAAGAGTTTGTCTTGGACCACCCTTAGATGTTCGCGCTCTGTTTCTACCGCTTATTGTACCAGTGGTTTCAGTAGCTTCTGGTTCAACATTTGAATCTCCGTAACCCCCAAAAAGATCTCTTTGTTCTCTAGTGAGAGTGCGAGGATTGTTTCTACCTCCAGATCCAGGAGCAGATCCAGGAGGAACACTAGCTTCACCTTCATCTAAAAGGAATTTAGCAACTTGTGTACCAGCCCAATCACCTCCAAAGTATCCAGCTAACGATCCTACCAATCCTCCAAGAGCAGTACCAGGGCCAGGGAATACAGATCCAATTACAGCACCAAGTGCGCCCATACCAAGCGCGCCAACAGATCCACCAATCAGAGGACCTAGTCGTTCAATCTTTTCATTCTCAGTTAAATTATCATCCATCATAACTGCTGCGGCTTGTGCACTGTCAAGAGCTACAAACAACAGAGATGTTCCAGGTACTCCTCTCAATCCTTTAATCTTAGGAAACTTATCATACCATTTTGGAGTTGGCTTCGAAACTGTACCACCTCTTGTCTCAATCATATCTGCTTGTGGAGTTCCTCTTTGGTAAAGTTTGCCATCTTTTGATTGAACAAATTCTTTACCGTCTTTTTTAATAACTTTAGTTTTAGGGGGAGTAGCCTTTGGAGCAAACTCGCCTCTGCCAGCAATAGCATCTGCTTGCTTTGGTGTTAATAGTCTCTTGGCACCATAAGCTGTTGCGCCTGCAATTGCAGCTCCGCCAGCAACATCGTCTAATCCAATTCCGTCTTCTCCGCCTTGATCAAAGAACTTATCATAAACGAAAGTGCCAGCCGCTACCGCTGCTGATATTGCTAAGAATCTTTTACCCAAAGGACCTCTTGCAAACTTTGTTAAGCCTTTGATACCTGCCATGAATGGACCAGGAGCAATGAGTAAGGCCATGCCAGCTAATAAGCCTGCAGTCTCTCCAAAGTTTTCTTTAAATGTATCCCAGTCCCCAGTAAGAAGAGCGTTAACTCCATCTAGACCATCGCCAACAACTGAACTCACACTTTCTAGAATTGTTGTTAAATCTGGTAGTTTAAGACCAAAGTTCTCCATTGCTGTCTGTAGGTTTTTACCAACCTCAGTAGCTTTAGTAATGTTCTCGTCTGTAGCTATAGCACCGATTGCTGTGCCAATAAGACCAAATCTTTTACCCAACAACAAACCAAATGAACCACCAATGGTAGCTCTTTCAGCTGCCTCTCCTAATTCTTTTTTACCAGTTTGACTTTCTACCCAGTTACCAATCTCATCTGCAAAGGTCAAACCAATTGCAGCTGGAATACCTCGTTTAGCTAATCCACCAAACAACGATGTACCCAGAGCTGTGAGTCCTGCACCCGTCAACAATCCAGCTGGAAGTGTAAACTTGTCAGCAACAGCTCCAGCTACATTCTTTGCACCCTGGCCAGCACTACTAGCAGCATCAGCTGCTCGTTGAGACAAAGTTCTTTTATTCTCAAGATCGCTCTCAAGCTGTTTCTTCCTAGAAATTTCCATGGACTTTAGGAAGCTATCAATAGCTCTACCTGTTTGATTTGTATTATCTGCTACTGCTTCTAATACAGAACCTTGTGATTGTAGAGTCTTGTTAATATCAGCCAGAGTTGCCATTGTTCTTTGCTTTCTCGTTTTGATCCTTTATGTACTCATTGAGCAATGTTATATAAACCTCTCTCTCCCATGGTATCATATTATCTAATTCAAAAAGAGAATAACTGAAATGCTGCATCATTGTAAAGTTAGTACGATAATAATTCTCCAGTGTTTCGTGAGAGAGGTTAATTAAAAAAAATCTTGAAGCCCTCTCAAGACTAATGTTTTATCTTCCCCACACTTTTCACATTTATAATCTTTACTGTGTTCAAGTGTTGGTACACTTTCTACAAATGTATTAATTTTCTCAAGTTGTTCACCTGTGAGTGAATTCATAAATGCATCAACTTCTTCTTTAGTTTCGTCTTTCAACAACACGCTTTCGTCTTCAGTCTGTACAGAATGAATACACGACGTGATTGTATTAAAAAGAACATCTGCAACCTTTCCTTTTTCATCAAAGATTGAATCGTTCTTTAAAACATCATCATAGGTTGGAAACTTCATCACAACACTGATCTCATCATTCAATGGAATCACTGTATCCTTAACTTGACCTGTTTCCATTTGAATTTGACTTAGATCGATCTTTACTGTATTGTTATGACCACAACTACTACACTCAGTAATAATGTCTGATGTCTCACCAACTGACTTAGATCTGATTTGAGTGAACATATAGTCAACATCAAATGTAGCTAACTTCTTAGCATTAGTAACAGATGAACATGATTCAATACAACCAAGCATTGCATTGAGAATTTGTTTTGTATCCTTTGATTCCATAGCAATCAAAAGATTCTTTTGTTCCTTAACTAAGAATGGTCTGAACTTAACCGTTTCATTAGTCGAAGGAATGACAGCTTCATACTGAGGATTGTCATTATTTAACTTTGGCAAAGCCATTATGTAGTACTCCTTCTCCACACTTCATTCGCATTTACTCGAATAAATCTTTTATTTGTTTCATTTGTATTTGGATTAGGAATTGTCAACATGACATTCTTACCTGCCAGCCAAGCGATATACTTTGCATGATGTTGTTCAAAACTACCAACCCATTCTTTACGAGCCATCTTACTATAGACAGACCTATGCTGATGCGTAGTGCCTTTCGATACCTGTTTGGCTCTTTGTCTCTTTTTACCCATTCATATCACCCAAAAATTGTTCCAAGATTAATACCACCTTCAACGAAGTTTTGTATACTACCACCAGCTGGTTGCCATCTGGTGTATGAGAAGCTCACTGATAGTTCTACTAATCCATCAAGTTCGCTATTCAACTGCTGTGCAAGAATTGTTGTTGGGAATGCTTCTAACAATTCAACTGCATAAACTGTACCACCACCAATACCAAGATTGCCTCTAATAGGACCAAGGTTAGCACTGAATCCAACTTGAGCTTTTCTCAGCTGATGAATCTTAATTGACTTTGCATATTCACTTTTATATGCAACACCACCATTCTCTTCATCAATCATGGAAGATACCCAGGCGTCAAAATACTTTCTCACTCCATAATCATTCATACAATAGAAAGTCATTGTCACATCATCGACAGCATATCCAGATGCTACTTTTTGATATTCCATTCCAATTCTACGATCTACAGTCGTGACTTGTTTGCCTGGAATGTTAACTCCTGCACACAAGATATTCATCTCACGAGTATTAGGTGTACCACCATCGATGATTCCTGGAATCGATGGTACAGGTAATAGCTGACCCAAGAAGCCTCCAAGACCTCCAAACCCACCTGAACCAATTGGCGGAAGTTCTACTAAGAACTGATTAGGTCTAGCAAAGCCTAACTTTGCTGTGGCAATAGATTTAATATCATCAATAGTTGCCATTACATTTTCCTTCGTGAGTCTCTGTAAACATTAGTAGCAGTTGAACCTCTCCAATCTGCTGTTGGAAGAAATGTAGCAATCTCCCACTCTGGTTTATCAACTAATGCAAATCTACTCTTAACTTGTTTAAACAAATATCTGTGAATAGTTGGTTTAATATATTTGTATGGAACCTCACTGCCCTCACTCTGTTCTTGTAATAAAGCATCA